TTAGGTTCAGCAACGAAGCTGCCTACGAGACACTTACGACCGCCGGTAACGAAGCCCGGAGTTTACCTGATGGTGACGGAACTGAACGGTGGTTGGCACTTTGGGATAACACTTTTCTCGACCCAGAGACTAACAGCGACAGGTTGTATTGTGTTAAGAAGTCAGGCATCCTTGAGACCGACGACTTTGACCTAGAGGGCATTGAGGAAATCAACCTTGATACCTACCTACAACGACTACGCTGGGAGCCGCCTGTCGAAGAAGACCTAGAGCTTCTTGATGAACTAAACCTTGAACTACCGATTCACTAATGGAAGACCAAGAACCACTCACAGAAATCGAACAGTCACGCGCTGACACTGGGTTTCGTTATTACGTAGTGCAACCCGATGTCTACACAGGACTTGTTAGCGCAGTAGATGCTGACCGGGGCTATCCTAACAAACAAGGCACTACGATCACTGGGTTGCCGCCTGTTGAAAGCCTAGCTGAAGCCACCGACGACTCTGGACGACTTATAGCCATCGACTGCTGGAGATTTACATCCAACGATGACGCTATGTTAGAGGGGTCCGAGGGTGTCCAAGAGTTAACCCAACTAGAATTTTTATCAATCAAACCTCAACCCGAGGAACTACTTTAACAACAATAACACATGCAAGCCGATACAGCACAGCAACTCTATTCCACCCTGGAAGGCGCACGGTATTCCTACCTTGATCGCGCACGGGTGTGTTCAAAGCTGACTCTTCCTTATGTTATGCCAGACGAGGGCTTCGGTCCTCACAGTCGCTTAGAGACACCTTTCAGTGGCGTCGGTTCCCGTGGTGTTAACAATCTTGCCTCTAAGCTGTTGCTTGCGTTGTTACCTCCTAACTCACCTTTCTTTAGACTCCAAGCCAACGAACAGAAGCTTGCTGAGGACGAGACTCCACCTGAGTTAATGAGTGAGATCGAAGCATCTCTTCAATCCTTGGAGGAGCTAGTGATGGATGAGGTTACCCGAGGTGCATACCGGGTTGCGATTCACGAAGCTATCAAACACCTTATCATCACCGGTAACGCATTGTTATATCTACCGGATGAAGGAGGACTTCGTGTGTTCCACCTAGACCGCTTTGTCACTCAAAGAGACCCTATGGGTAATTTGTTATCGGTGGCGACCAAAGAGTCCGTTGCCTTTGAAACTCTTTCGGAGGAGATACGTAATCAACTTCAACAACAAGATCCTAACGTCGCTTCAAGTGACGCTCAAGTTGACCTCTACACATGCTGTAAGAGAGTTAAAAATAAGTGGGAGATTAAGCAAGATGTTAATGGTGTAGACATTCCTAGTTCAGGCGGAAAGGTAGACATGGACCGCAACCCGTTCATCCCTTTAAGACTTTCTAGGATTGACGGTGAAGCTTACGGACGTGGTTTCGTTGAGGAATACCTCGGTGATGTCCAGAGCCTTGAAGCGTTGACCCGTGCTATTGTCGAGGGATCGGCTGCTGCTGCTAAGGTTCTCTTTCTTGTTAACCCTAATGGCACCACACGCGCCCGGACGTTAGCTGAAAGCCCCAACGGTGCGATTGTCCAAGGCAACGCAGCTGATGTTAACACTCTCCAACTAGATAAGTTCAATGACTTTAGGACAGCCCAGGTTACCATGGAAGCGATCAAGGACCGCCTTGGTGCTGCCTTCTTGTTGACCTCAGGTGTAGTCCGACAGGCCGAGCGTGTGACAGCCGAAGAGATCCGTATGTTATCCCAAGAGCTTGAGGCTTCCCTAGGTGGTCTTTATTCACTCCTAGCTGCTGAGATGCAATTACCATTGGTGAAGCGCATCATGTCAGTCATGCAAAAGAAGAAGTTGTTACCTAAGCTTCCTAAGGACTTGGTGAAGCCAGTTATTGTTACCGGGGTAGAAGCCCTTGGTAGAGGTAACGATCTTTCTAAATTAGATTTATTCCTTGCCGGTGCTGCTCAGGTCGTAGGACCAGAAGCTATCGGCCAGTTTGTTAATGTTGAAGACTACTTTAAGCGTCGTGCCACTGCTCTCGGTATCAAGACCGAAGGACTCATCAAGAGTTCCGAGCAGATGCAACAAGAAGCACAGATGCAACAGATGCAAGCTATGACTGAGAAGCTAGGACCAGCCGGTATTAAAGCCTTGAATGATCAAGCTATGGCCGGTAATATGCCATCAGTTGAACCACAAGAATAAATATGGAAAGCGTTACATTTAGCGAACCCACAGAACAGGAGAATATGTCTCTTGAAGAACAGGCTGCCATGCAAGATGAGCAAGCCAAAGAACAACAGCCCGAAACGGCTGAAGCAACTCCACAAGACCGCCCTGAGTGGTTACCGGAGAAGTTTGATAACCCGGAGGCTTTAGCAGACGCTTACAGCAACCTCGAAAAGCAGTTCCATGAGAACAAAGCCGAGCCATCCGAGACCGACGAGAACAACACCAGCACACAGGAGACACCCGAGGTAACCAACAGTGCTGTCACCAGCGCATCCGAAGAGTTCTTTGAGAAAGGTGAGTTATCCGAGGAGACCTATAAGAGTCTTGAGGCTAACGGCATCCCTAAGGAGATGGTTGATATGTATGTTAATGGCTACGAAGCAGTGGCTAACCAACAACAACAAACCTTGATGCAAGAGGCTGGAGGAAAGGAAAACTACGACGCTATGTCCGAGTGGGCAGCTACATCTTTAACAGACCAAGAACAAGAGGTGTATAACAACACTGTCGAGTCAGGGGATGTTAACGCAGCAACCATGGCGATCCGTGGTCTCTATGCTCGCTTTCAGTCGGACGGTGGAACACCTGTTTCTCTTGTCCAAGGGGACACCTCGGGAACAGCCGGGGCCATGCCCTTTAGCTCCTCTAAGGAGATGACGATTGCTATGCAAGACCCACGCTACGGTTACGATAACAAATACCGGGAGCAAGTCTCACAAAGACTCTCCGTAACAACCGCATTTTAATTATGTCATCTATTATTACTTACCTCCTCGACAACACTCAACAACTCATAGCCGCCCTTTCAATGGTGGTTGCAGCTTGTTCCGCTATCGCAGCTCTTACACCTACTCCTGTTGATGACGGATGGGTCAAGAAGCTTTACAAGGTTGTCGATTTCCTTGCGCTTAACATTGGTCGTGCCAAACAAAAATAACAACCCTTACCACACACGCACCACATGTCTGTGTCTCTGCTAGTCAAGTTACTAATATCGTTTCCTCGGGTAGCAGAGGCATTTCGTGGTCTTATGGAATCCTATGAAGAGAAACTATATGTTGAGCGTCACAGCAATATGCGTGATGTTATTGATGAGTGGATGCACTCCGACTCTTCGTCCGACAAAGCTCCCTTACTTTTTAGAGAAGGCCAAAGAGCAGACGTGGACAGCGGACCAGAAGCAGACGGTGGGGGAGATGTTACATTACATCAACGACCTAGAGAACAACCAGAATGCCCGCTAAACGAAAAGGATTGTCCCTTCGCAAAGAACACAAGTCAGACAAAGGAGGCTTAACAGAAAAAGGGCGCAAGTATTACAACCGAAAGACAGGTAGTAACTTAAAGAAACCGCAACCAGAGGGAGGCCCGAGGAAGCGGTCTTTTTGTGCGCGGATGTCCGGCGTCAAAGGCCCGATGAAAGATTCCAAAGGCAGGCCCACTCGAAAAGCTTTAGCTCTTAGAAGGTGGAAATGCTGAACCCAACCCCAACCAATAACAATAACACTATTATGCCCAAAGTAGGAGATAAGTCGTATCCGTATACCCCTAAAGGTAAGAAAGCAGCTAAGAAAGCAGCCAAGCGGAAAGGGTTGAAGATCATGTCGAAGAAGAAGAAAGGCAACGGATCTTGAGGAAAGTAAACGAAAACCTTCTGTTAGGAGATGTTATTGAAATAGATTTCCTCGACCACGTGCAAGACGGCACCGCTGGTCCCCTTGAATGCTCAGTCTATGGTTCACTTACGGACATAGGCGATAACTACCTTACTGTTACATCCTGGCAACCTAGCGATGGCTGTGAGGATAACACAACAACTTTCACCATTATTACAAGCTGCATAAGTAGCTTGGTGGTGTTTAAACCAAACGTCATCATAAAGATAGACTCCCCCGAGGCCGACGATGAGACCCACTGCGGTGGACAATCAACAACTCCGAACCCGGTTATGGACACATCAGAATGAGGACAACCTTAACAACAACTAAAGAAAACCAAATATTATGGCTAACGGAGATACATCCGCGTCCCGATTGGGACAAGTTAATGCGAGCGGAGCAGGTGATGCTTTGTTCCTTAAGGTGTTCTCAGGAGAAATCCTGACCACCTTCGAAGAGTTCAACGTGATGAAAGGACTTCACACGATTCGGACTATCGCTAACGGCAAGTCTGCTCAGTTCCCAGTAACTGGCATCGCTACCGCTAAATACCACACCCCAGGTCAGAACATTGCTGACGCCGGTAACACCTACCTCAGTGCTATTAAACACGCTGAGAAAGTTATCAGCATTGATGATGTCCTGCTTGCATCGACGTTCATTGCAAACATTGATGAGCTTAAGAACCACTACGACATTCGTTCGATCTATGCTCAGGAATTGGGTAAAGCTCTTGCGAAACGTTTTGATCTTGCAACCATGAAGACCCTTACGGCTGCGGCCCGGACTGCTACTACTATTACTGGTGGTAAAGCTGGTATCGCAATCGACGGTGGTGAGCCTGCTGCCTTCACTGGAGCTGTCATTCAAGCCAAGCTCTTTGAGGCTGCTCAGAAGCTTGATGAGAACGACATCCCTAACGACGGAAAGCGTTTTGCTATCCTTAAGCCAGCCGATTACTACACCTTGCTTGCCTCTGGTGAAGAGGTTATCAACCGTGACTTCGGTGGTCGTGGTGATGTTGCTACTGGTCGCATCCCAATGGTTGCTGGTATTAACATCCACAAGAGCAATCACCTTGTTGACGTAGCTGTCGGAGCTAGTTCACAAGAAGCTCAGGACGCAACCTCATCCGTGACGAACGACGTGTTCGGCTCTGGTGGAATTGGATACAACGCCGCTATGGACAAGACTCAGATCATCGGTGGACACCCATCGGCTATCGGAACTGTCAAGCTCCTTGACCTTGCTACCGAAAGCGACTACAAGGTCGAACTCCAAGGAAGCCTGTTCGTAGCTAAGTATGCTATGGGCCACGGCGTCCTTCGCCCCGAAGCTGCCTTTGAAATCAAAGACGCTGACTAATACCCCCTAACAACCCCAACGGTCGCACTCCTTTCTTTAATGAGGGGGGTGCGGCCTTTTCCTTTTTCCCAATTACTATGGCTACCCTTACCACCAAACTTGACGCTGTTAACACTATGCTCGGTTACGTTACCGAAGCACCTGTAAACTCTATCGCTAACACTACTTCTTTGCCGCCATCTGCTGCACTTGCTAAAGGTGTTATTGACGAAGTGTCACGTGAGGTTCAACAAGATGGGTGGCACTTTAACACAGCCCAAGACTACAAGTTGGAAGCCAACGCCTCCAATAAGTTTGTGTTACCTGACAACGTCCTTCAAGTGGACACAGTTGACACCACCTATGATGTAGTCCAACGAGGCACCACATTGTTCGACCGTAAGAACTACACTGACACATTCACTGTAGACGAGCTTAAGGTTAACATAACATTTTTACTTGAATACGAAGAGCTACCAGAACAGGCTCGACGTTACATCGCCCTCAAGGCATCCCGGATGTTTGCTAACAGACTTGTTGGCTCCCGTGAGATTGAGGCACTTATTTACCGTGATGAGATTCGCGCCAAGGCAGCTATGGAAGAAGCTGAAGGTAACAACTCTGATCGAACCATCTTCGACAACTACGACACTGCTACACGCATCGGCATCAATCGCCGCACTGACCTTGCTTAAACGATGGCTAACATAACAACTACCGTTCCTAACCTCATCCAAGGGGTCAGCCAACAGTCACCTCAGGTGCGCCTAGCTGGTCAATGTGAGGAACAGATCAACGGTCTTTCCACAGTCACCAAAGGACTCACCAAGCGTCCCCCGGCACGTCTCATAGACAACCTAGGGGCTGTAGCTCTTGAGGGTGACTTCCTGCACTTCATCAACCGGAGTGAGACTGAAAGGTATGTTGTTACTATTGAGCATCGGACCACAGGTGACGGCTCAGGTGTTATCAGGGTGTTTAACCTAGAGACTGGAAACGAGGCATCCATTACCGCAGGAGGAGTAACATATGCCAATGGTTACCAAGTCAGTAGTGATTATCTTAAACTAAGCACCGCAAACCCCGACAACCGTGCTAAGTCCCACGAACTACTTAAAGCTCTTACCATAGGTGACAGCACGTTCCTTCTTAACACTGATGTTACTGTAGCTAAGACAGACGAGAAGTCCGAGGCGCTTGATTCGTCCCGTGCTTTAGTGTTTGTTAAACAAGGAGACTTCGGTAAGAAGTATGGTCTTAAGTTCAGAGACAAAGGAACCTTTAGTGGCGGTGGTGCAAAATTCCAAGTTACTTGGGTTCGTGAGTCAGACGGAGTGTTTAGCATTAAATACGCTTACAAGATTCAATCAGTTACCCTTATCAGTGGAGGCACTGGGTATGATGTTAATGACGAGCCAACCTTAGAGTTCCCATCAGGTGTTGAATGGGACGTTCGTCCTGAGTTTAACATTACAGTAGACCCTGCGTCTCCGAAGGCGGTAACCGGTATAACACTTCTACACCCCGGTCTTACTGTTGATTACGATTCGGCTCAAACCTTCGATACAAGAGTTGACGCATCCCCTGCTTTTGATGAAGTGTTTGTTACATCTAAGAAAGCTATAGGGAGTAGCAACGACGCAGCCGATACAACACGAATTGCGACTGGGCTTGTTCTAGCTTTGCAAAGTGCTAACACTACCGCAATAGATGACTACGTGGAGTCAACTGCGTCCGGTTCTCAAGTAGACGCTGATGTCACTGCCGCTTACACCTCAAAGGACAAAGACGGCTCTATCCTCATTAACGAAAACAACGGCCAAGACTTCTTCCTTGAAGCATTCGATGGTCTTGCCGGTTCCGGCCTAGGACTCGTCCACAAAGAAGTCGATGCCCTTTCGGATCTCCCTGTGCGTGCGCCTGATGGTTTCCGGGTTGCTGTGCGTGGCTCTGCTGACGCTAACGAGGACGACTACTATCTCCGCTTTGAGACTAACGACGGTCAATCCTTTGGTGAAGGAGGCTGGGTAGAAGACGTAGGACCAGCCCTCGAAATCGCTCTCGACCCTGACACCCTTCCCCTTCAGCTTGTTAACACCGGGGTAAACACCTTTACAGTTAACACTACCGGATGGGCCAAGCGTAAGTCAGGGGACGATGAGACCAACCCATTTCCATCCTTTGTCGGCAAGAAGCTTAACAACTTTGTCTTCTTTAAGAACCGCTTAGGATTCATCTATGAGGACTCTGTGGTGCTTTCAGAAGCCGGAGAACTCTTTAACTTCTTTAGGACCACCGTAAGGACTCTGTTGGATACCGCTCCGATTGATGTTACATCGGCAACCGCTAACGTAACAAACCTCAGAAGCAGTGTAGCCTTCCAAGAGAACCTGTTGTTATTTGCCGACCGGGGACAGTTTGTTCTTAAGGGTGATCCCTTGACCAACGAAACAATCACTCTTGAGGCTGTCACCAACTATGATGTTAACACATCCGAAGATCCCCTTGCTGTTGGCTCTTATGTCTACTTCCCATTTAAGCGTGGTAATTTCCTCGGTATGCAAGAGTATTCTCTCAATGCCACCACGGACGTTTACGACTCGGATGACATTACCACACAAGTTCCAGGATACATCACCAACGGTAACATCCTTGTAACATCAGGGTCCACATCCACTGACCTCATTGCTCTTAGCTCAGGAGGTGACACCATCTACGTCTACAAGTATTTCTTTAACGGACGGGAAAAGGTTGTTAGCTCATGGAGTAAGTTCAAGATGCCCTTCAATGTTCTCAGCCTAGAGTTCATCAATAGCTCCCTGTTTGTTGTCGGTGACAAAGATGGCGACACCCTGTTGACTGAGATGAAGTGTGAAGAGCTACGCCTTGAGGATGACACCCTTGATGGCTTTACGATCCACCTCGACATGCTCAAGAAGAAGACGTTCACTGGTAGCACAACAACCACACCTACGGACACCTTGATCGACCTCGGGTTCACTCCCGGTCCTGATGATGTTGTTGAGGTGTATGACAGCCACGGCAACCGAGTAGTTGTTAACTTTGTCAACGTCAACCAAGCAAGCATCCAGTCCTACAACCGGACGTGCTTTAGCGGTCTTCGATACAACCTAGAATACACCTTCAGTGAGCCGGTGTTCAAACAAGGTAACCCACCAGTGTCCTCGGGTCTTGCCCGTATGATACTTAGGAATGGAACCTTGTTCTTTACGGACGCCTTAGATTTCCAAGTTGAGGTAACACCTATTGCTAGGGACAAGCGTATCTTTACCTACAGTCCTAACGTCATTAACATCACCTCGACGGACACCCTTCTTTCACAAGATGGCCAGTTGCGATTCTCGATCTTTACACAAGCTAAGGATTCGCTTATTAAGATTGTTAACTCAAGTGCATTTGCATCTAACTTCCAAGCCTGTGAATTCGAAGCCAACGTCCATACCCGTTCAACTAGAATATAATAACGTCTACCTTAGGTCAGCCCGTAAATCTGACTGTGAAGAGGTAGGCATCAACATGCGCCACATCGACAAGCTTGAATGTTTGTTAACCAGTGGGTCCACCCCAACACAAGCCCTAGACTTAGGGTTAAAGCAAGACTACCACACGTGGACCATATGCGCCAAA